CCTGCTTTAATACTGGATATACCAACAGCCCCACCCATAGGACCAACAATACGATATTCATTAACACTAGGTTGAATATCAAGTCCTGATGAAGGATAATCTGGTTCAATTTCACGACCAGATGAAGGACCATAGGCAAGACCTACCTTCTCATAATACATATCCAGATCAGTTCTGGCTGCATCAAAATCAGATATAAACGCATCATCAATCTTTACATCATTTACACCATCCGCATATTCAAATACTGTGAGTTTATGGTGAGAGAAATTAGGAACAAACTTATTAACAGTATAATCCTTATAAACAGATCCATTAGGATTACCATCAAAGATAGTAAGTTGCCAAAGATAACAAGAACCTGTTACTCTGAAAATAGCAGATCTTTCAATTGAATCATTTTCAGGATTAGGAACATACTTAGGTCTTATTTTTGTCTTTCTTAAATCAAAACCAACAAGAGAAGTACCACGAGGTAGAATCACACCCCCGTAGACACTATTCATCTTATAAAGAGCATTATCTGATGTGGTTAAATCAAAGTTAGTTGAAAGAGACCATGCAGGGAAATCATCAGAAGTATTACCATCTCTTAATCTATAATTATCTGCACCATCTGGAATCCATCCTGGTCTATTATCTACAATGTGCTCACCAGGATAAAGAAGAATGGTAGTCTTACCAAATCTATCATTATCTAGACCTTTCTGATATGAAAATCTTGCTGACTCAACCAGAGCCCTTTGAATTGTCTTAAATGGACGGGTTAATGAATTTCCTTGATTCTCAATACTATCTGTTGCATCCAAATCATTTGGATTAACATAGAGAATATTACCACGAACATTCTTCAGGAAATTATCTAGACGACTTAGAGGCATCTTATTTGCACGATAGTTCTATTATGATTTATTTATCATCCCAAAGTTCCGTGCTTAAAAAGTAATAAGGACAAAAAACCACGGAGAATTTTTTGCCCTTATTTTTGAATTAAAAATTGATTTTCCCTTACAAAGGATCAGTATATGTTAACATGTCTTCTGGACAATTATCCCTCACGAAATGCAGCACATTCATAAATTCTTCAACTGTCTCACACTCTACTGTTTTTGTATCTCCTTCATCTGAATAGAGATGCACTTTACGTTGAATTGTATCTACAACACAACGGGAAAGGTACTCATCGTCCATTAGAAACCTTACAATGTTCTTACAGTATACTATGATTCCTCATATATGTCAATACGATCAGCCATGATCATATAATAACAATCCACAGGTAATCCCTGAGTTTGCAAATGAACCTCTAAACCTTGCACCCTTTTCACTATCAGTCCTTGCTTTGCTCCTACCTCAGTGAGATGGACTGTAACTGTGGAGAGGTCAACCAACTTTTCCCAATTTTGTGGAAGGTTAATTAGTTTCTTTTGGGTTCTTCCGTGTAAAATTTCCATAATTAAGAATCAATTACATTTCTTATAGTTAGGTCATCTAAATGTTGTTGTAAAGTATTGAGTCTATCCACAATTTCATTTTGAGCCCCAATACCAACTCTAAAGCCCCATATCGGTAAACTATAATGTTCATTCCTTTCTGTTCTTAAAGAATTTACTCCTTCCACTAGACTAGGATTATTGGTAAGGTTAGATCCAATAAGAGTCGTCTCTTTAGTACTAGAAACTCCAATAGCATCAGTAATAGCAGTTTCTAGTGCAGCAGAACATGAAGAAAGATTTGCATACGCACCTCCAAGAACATTAGAGTCTATCGTTCTAGTATCATCTTCAGCTGCTCTCGCACCACCGCTTAATACAGGATAAGCAGTAAAACCAGTTTTCCAGAAACATTTTCCTGAACCATTTTTAGGAGGTTCTATAATAGGAACTCCACTTGGTTCAATTGAATATCCCTCAAGATCAGGATTCCATGCCATAGAAGCAGCAGGATACCCAGAATTATCAAGTGAAATAGAAACTCCCATTCCAATATTAGCAGTTTGCATTATTCCCACTGTTTGAGGTAAAAATGGATCTGCATCTTTTGATAATGAATATTTTTCTCTACCTGAATTTGCAAAATTAGCAGGATCATCGAGTATATCAAAAGATCCATAGGTTCCATCATTTAAAGGTGCTTTAACACTTCTAAGAGCAATACTGTCAACGGTAAGAACATTAACCCTTGAGAGAGTAGTGGCAATACCTACCACTGTGGTAACGTCCCTCAGATCAGTGAATCCTGTAGTAATTCCAGTAATTTTGGTTGTTCCAGAAAAAACATTAAGATCTTTAGCTTCAATAATTTGACCTACTTTTAATAATTCAGAAAGACCTGCTCCTACTGGTTGCATGACGGTTAAAGTAGACTCTCCTTGGGTTATAGTTCCGATAAAACCCCCTACGAAAGTATTACCAATATCATCTGAATAAGGTTCATTATAATATTTTATGCCATAATAATTACGAGGATCAAATCCAAAAGTATATCCAAACCCAATACCTAATTCTTCTTGAATACGATCATTACATGGAAAATCCGTTACCGTTCCATTAGGATGAAGAAAAGAAACTGTACTTCCTAATCCAACAACTCCACCCTTTGTTAATGCAGGGTATCCTCCTGCAGTTAATTTAGTACAAACAAGACTATATTGAGAAGGAGTAGTAGAACTATTAATCTGAGTAACTCTCCAGAACATATCAGTCTTACATACTCCTACTATTCTGTCATTATAAGCAGTCTCAACATCATTAAAGGATTTATTAACATCATCACATTGATCTAATAGATTCTTATCCAATTTAGCAATTCCCTGATCATAAGGAAGTTTATCATTATCAACGATAACTACTCTACTCTGCAATCCATCAATAGCCTCTAATGCACCTTGAAGATCTTCACCTGCTTGTGAAAAAAGTTTAGATGATAATGTCATTACTCTTCCTCCCTAATATCATAAGTAAAACCAGCAATTGAATAATCGGATTGATCGCCTGGATAATCAGCTGGAGATTCTCCCTCATATTCAGGAATATTTTTTTCAACGTCTTTTCTTTCGCCATATACATGATAAAAACAATCAATTGGTTTATCATCTGCTTCCTTTACGACTATTCTTTGGTTATCAACTTCCACTATATTGAGATGAAAATGTCTATCTCCAATGGGTTGTAATTGTACCGTTACACTATCAGAATCAACTAAACCCTTCCAATACTCAGGTAATTCTATCACATTCTTATCTTTAAGTCTACCTCTCACATATACATCAGATGTAGGACCTTCTACACAAACATGCCTAAGTCTATGTCCTTCTTTAGATGGGTGCTCAATATCAAATGACTTTGCTCCACTAGATTTACCACTACATGGACTTACATTTCCAATAAAAATAGGAGCCTTCACAAAAGAACTAACTTTTCTTGCACCATAATCCACAGAAAAACCTGATCTAACTTTATATCCCGTTTCATTACATGCACCTGTTCTAATCAATTGTCCAGTATGCATCTTCATCCCTATATGAGTAAACTCTCCTATTAGTTTTGTTCGAGGACTAACTATATCAATATCAGTCAGATTAAGAATATCAATAATTAAAGAACTAATTTGTATTCCTACAGGTCCAATACCACGATCCCCAAGCACCACATCTATAGGTGTAGCTGGAAGATTAGCTTTAGTTGTAACTTTAAAAATAGACTCCGCTTTTGCTTTAGGATTAGTTGCTGGATTAGGTCGTGCAACCATCAAGGCTGCTTCAGGTTTGGCTGGAAGAGGGTATGAAATAGGACTACCAACAAGAACAGAACCACTAGCAAATATAGTTCCTGGAATAGCAGTTGGTCCTATTCCCAAACAAAGAGGATCTCTCTCTGCTAATAGAGGACTCCCCTCGTTTCCTGCAGCTCCTGTGGAAACTTGTAATTGATTACCTATATGTTCGTTTACGAATTCAGCCATTATTTCGTAGCTCCTATTACTTTTGCCATTGTTTTAGCCCACTGATCAAAAGTAATGTTACCCAAACCAGGCAATGTGAAGAAATCTCCACCCTCAATTAATTTATAACTTCCTACATTAAATTCACATTTTCCTGGAGTATTAACTTCCATTTTTTCAGTTTCTACCTCAAAATTATTATCAGACTGGAATGCAATAGTTCCAGCTTCTACATTAAACTTCTCATTAGCATTTATACCAACATATCCAGTTTCCTTACCATCACCTGTTGCAATAAGATCAATAGACATGGCAGATATTCTTACCCTCCCTTTAGGAGCATGAATATTAATATCCCCATTCTCTGCATACCATACACCTGCTACATCTTGAACTGGTGCTTCTCCACAAGCAATTTGAAATGTGGAAGGAGCACTAACAATAATACTCCCGTTAAGTTCTCCATTTTGTTGAAGTCCTATGTATTGAGCACGTTTAAAAGGAGAAGGAAAAATACGACGAAGTTGGACAGCCATCTTGGCATTATTGGCATTAGTATGCCCATAATATGTTCCACCTTCAGTAGTATTAAACTGATTCTTTTTATAGAATTTAGTTTCCCCTTTATTTTGAGGAGACTTTTTTTCCTGATGCTTCCAATAACTTTGTGTCATTATGTCACCCTCGTTCTCGCATTAGGGCCTGAATTCCCAACACAATCAATAACCTGCAGTACACTTGTTCCCTCAGGAAATTCATTAAAATTTTCTTTATGAAATTTCAAAACAGGAATAAGAAAAGCATTAAGACCATTTTTAGTATTTATGTAAACCTCAGGAAGTTCTCTAAATCCTGCACCACACTTAGTTACTCTAATACTTAGTATTCCCCCATCACATTCTTCAATAATTGCCTCTGCACCATTAGCAGGTTCAATTACCACAGTATCCTCACAACAATTATAACCAAAACCAGGATTTGCTACAATGATAGACTCTAAACAAGCAATAACTCTATAAGTATCACTTGGAGGACAGGTTGTAGGAACAATAGGTTCACATTTACCCTCTTCATTTCTTTTATATCCTGGAGGGCAAGGATCCTCATCAATTGGTACACACTTATTTTGCTGAGAATCCCACACATATCCTGTAGGACAATCATCTGGTACACACCTCTGTTGTTGAGCATCCCAGTGTTCTCCTGGAGGACAAGGATCAGGTCTACATACACCATTATCAAAATAATATCCTGGAGGACACTCCTTGCCTTTTTCAGGACAATCAGGAGCAGTAACTAAAACTCTCATATCATCACATACACCCCAGTCCTCATCATCTAACTTATCTTGCATACATTGATCAACTGCCATACCTGAGGTCACTAAGAAATTCCTAATATCACAATCACTAAATCCTAAGGTCTTCGCATAGTTATAATCCCTATCACAAGTAAATTCAGGTTCATCTGAGCCAGTGCCATCCGTATCTTTACTTGTAAATTTATTAATTCCAAATAATGTTTTAGTATTACTTGCAACTCTTTCCTCATCATTTTGAAAAGGATCTAAGGAAGATGCAATAATCTCACCTTCACCACCTACCGTTATAAAAGATTGACTAGATACTTCAACCTCTTCTGTAGTAACTATATCCACTAAGGTAACTATTTCGGTAACAAATCCACTATAAGAATCTCCTTGATCCCATGTTTTATCTTCAATGGTAAGAAAATCTAAAACCTGACCACTTATTCTAGGATTATCAGTCCAAGAATACTTAATAGTAATATCCCCTGTTCCTTTGATTTTATCACACGTACCATCATCATTTTCTACAAAAACAGCCTCTCCACTTAAAATTTCAAGTTTCGCATTTATATCAAATCCATTACCAGAATCATCATCAAACTCAAGAAGAGTGTTAGTTGCCCATCTAACATCACCTGGTTGTTTCAATCCTTGAAAAACAATAGAATGCTCTTGATTACGACTTTCCCTAAGTACTGTACTTATTTCCGTAATCTGACGACGATCAGGTTTACTACCTTTCCTAAGAACCCATGCTAATGCACCAGGATTATTCTTCCAACCCCTCCTACCATCAGGTTGGAATGCGTTTAAAATAGTACCCTCTATTGTTTTTGCAGTAGGAATTGGATTACCCTGTTCATCTATATCAACTTCAATACTAACTTCAAAAAATGTAGAATCATTATGAGATTTAAAGACCGTAGTTGATCCTAAGAATGTACCATCAAAAGTAATACTTCCTTGATTGTCTGCCTGAACCTCAAAATAATAATCACCCGATTCCTTAATTAGAGCAGACCATGTTCCCGTCTGAGGAGTATTACCCAATTCCTCAGTAATTGAAGGAAAAACTCCATAGTTCTGTAAGAAAGGAGACCATCCTTGGGAATCATTTATAACCCATGCTTCAGGATCAGTTCTTCTTAACTCCGATGCTACATGATACCACTCATCATAATCTATAGTTACTTGAGTGAATACATCCTCTCGATAACCAGCAACTCGATATATTAGATCAGATTTACCTTCTCTTGGTTCTATTATCTGTGGTATATCACTTAAAGTATCCTGAATGAAAGTTCCTTTATATTCTCCATCAAAATAGAACCACCACTGTGCTGTTCCTGCAGGATAATCAGGATCAGTTCCATCAATTCTTTCCACATATGTAACATCTTTCACATAATAAGGATTGTTGGGATCAGGAATAGCATCCTCATAAGCCCTAGTACCTGGATCCACAAAAACTACATCCATTCCATCACTAAACAATCCACCCCATTCAATATCGGTCATATCTTTGGGTAATATTTGCTCTCTAACAATGGTAGATCCAGGTATCATATCTTCACTAAAATTCCGATCAATACACACCTTTTGTTGGGCAGGTAATGTAATACAATCTCCAATGTATAAAGTAGCAACCTCACCGTAATTATAAGGAGTATCCCAATCCCCATTACCACGATGAACAATTGTTTGACATCTATCAGCCCATGTCCTATTCATTCCACCCCAATCTCCATTAGGCCAAGGTTTATATCCCCACCCCGTTTCTTTTACCAGTACTTGAGTAACTCCAATACCTGTCTTAGGAATAACCTTACCTCCAAAATTACAAATAGGTGTAATCTTGTCTCCTACTGAATAACCTTTTCCTCCATTTCTAACAGATACTCCCGTAATATTACCTTCCTGAGTTGAATTTACAATATCAAAAGTTAATGAAGTTCCACTTCCACCTTTAGTTAATAAATTAGTGGTTCCTTCCAGATATCCAGTACCAGGATTCAATAATCTAATTGCAATAACACTACCTATATCATTCACCCCAGTAACTTCCACTTGAGCATTCCGACAACTCATATTATCATCGGATAGTGGATCGATGATACAAATTTTACCTCCCATCTGAGGATGATTCTCACAATAATAATATAAAGTATCAGGTGCTCTTGGTTTATCTTCTTCTGTACCATCCGCAACCTTAATCTCAACATAAGCATTAGGTTTACCAGCTTCTCCTACCTTAGTTACTCCAACAGTATATTCCACTCCACAATTAGTAGGTTCCCCAATAGTTGTTGTGGTTTTAAAAGGATCATTAGAAGTTCTAATAATCTCACCTGATGGTGATGTTCCTTTTGGAGGAGCAAACCCTTTCCTCAATACCCATGCTAAAGCAGCAGGATTTGTATTGTCTTCAGCCCAATCAGGTTTACTATCAACTCCACTGGTCTGCCAAGTATTTTGTATAGTAGCAAGAATATCATGCTTTCCAGTTCTAATAACTTCAACTTCTAAAAATTTAGAAATTCTATGAGGTCCATTTCTAAGATCGAGTCCTTGTCCATAGGTTTTAACATCAGTGGTAGTAACGACATCAACTAAGTTAACCGTCTGTTCGTCAACACCACTTATAGTATTACCCTGCGTCCACGTTATATCCTCTATGGTAAATGAGTCAAGAGACTTTCCAGATTTACCAGGATTATCAAGCCATTCATACTTAAGTTTTACAGGACCAGTTCCAGTAATTTGTCTCCCATCATCAGAAAAAGATGCATCTCCCCCAGTAATAGTAAGGGAAGCATTTCTATCAAATCCATTACCAGGATTATCATCAAACTCAAGATATTTGTCAGTTACTCGAAGAAGTCCATCAGGATGTAACCCAACATAATTAATATCATGAGTTGAGTTTCTAGATTCTGTTGTTACAATAGATTCTATTTCTAGACTAGGAATAGGATCCGTTTTTCCAATATAAATTCCATCAAAAGTAATAGTTCCTTCATTATCTGCTTGCATTTCAAAAGTATAAGTTCCTGGTTCTTCAATATCAACTTCCCAAATACCTTCATAAACCGCCCCTCTGACATTAGGATCAGCAATAGAACGGGGAGGATACCTACCATAAGTCTGTAGAAATGGTGACCATCCCTGATCCAAACTGGTGAGAACCCATGCATCATCAGGCAAACGATCTTTAGATAATGGCCACTCGTCTGGATCATCTATTGTAGTGATAGGATCATCACAATTATGAATTCCATCCTCCTTTGTTGAAAACCTAAAAGGATGAATCCTAACATCATCATACCAAAATGTATCAATTTCCTCTGTGTCTTCACCCCTTCTCAATTCTAATTCATCAGTACCTACTTTAAGTATTAATCCATTAGAAGGTGATGACTGATCAAAAACATATGTCCTCCCTCTCTCTAAAGTATATCCATCTGAACATAAATTTCTCTGCACCATATTATCAATCATAAACTTGGAGTTAATGATCTCATCATCCCTTCGGTTATACTTAACAGAAACATCAAAAGTAGTAATCCCTGCACTAGGTGGAGGAGTATTGCCAACTATTCTAAAGTTTGCGTTAGTTATTCCTCCAGTGGCAGTAAACTCATTACTAAGAACCAATGTATCATTTTTAATATCAGTAATAACAGTACCTTCTGGAAGAATATCCGTGTCTAGTACGGTTACTTCCATTCCTATTAAGTCAGATGGTTCCAATCCACCTATAAGAGGTTCAAAATTATAATTCTCAACTGTATTACTTCCAGTTTCAACATTACCAACAAAATCTTGAACATTAGGATCTACATCAACAGGGCCTAAAATAGCTTCCAATACTGCTCCTCTTCCACCTCCACACTCATCAGACACATGAACAAAAGGTGATTCAGTATAATTACCACTCTCAGTTATCTCAACACCCATCAATTGACCAAAGTTTTCTTCTGCTGTGCTTATTATAGGATTTCCTTTTGCTCCAGAACCTTCTCCACCCCAGAAGGTAACACTAGGAGGTCCACATTGGTCAGGGCCCATGTCCCCACAATCCTTCATAGTATCTTCCGCAATCTGTGAAGGATCAAATTTATACTTATACTTACTGATGTTAGTAGGAACCTTAGTTGCATCTTTAAATGTCTGTCCTACTTTTTTAGCTTTCTCAAATATATTATCCGTATTTAAAGTAATCTTTATAGGAGCACCACCATCTAAAAGATTCCATTCTTTAACAACAGGATCTCCTGCTTTAGGAGTTACTTCACAATTTAAGATGTTCATTATAGAACTTAAAACATCACCAATAGAACCTAAAACATCGGTTGCTCCCCCCATAACATTAGAAATGGTTCCAATAGCACCTTCCACCAATGCAGACAACTGACCAACAATCTGCCCAACAAAATTAGAAACAAAATTTTCTATTAAACAACTGGTCGTATTTACTGCTTTATTAACAATTCCCATTAAACCCTGCCCAACCATATTAGGCATTTCAGATATTGCTAAATTAAAAGCACAAGAAGAAACTTTAATTGCTTTGTTTATTAATTCATTATTTGCAAACTTACCAGACAAAGGACCAGCTGCCGTGATCTTATTCATCATCTGGTTAATCATGCGAAGCACTTTTTTCTGTGCTTTCTTCATGATTGTATTAAGATAACCACTTATCAACTTCACTTGCTTCTTCAATGCTGCAGAAATTGCTTCTACTGATTTCTCTGCGTTATCAAGAGTCTCTAAACTCTGTCTAAGAATACTATTATTCCCTATTAAACCTTTTTTTAATCTCTCAACATCTTTTATAGAATTCTCAATCGCTGCCGACATCCCCCCTACAGTATTCTTCGTACCATCTAATGTAGGAAATTGCCACTTTGCTTCCTCTCTAGGAGAGTTTTGCATCATATCAGAAAGTGATGGTCCTGAAAAATTAAATATTTCATTTCCTAATACTAAAGAATTACCCTCATTGGTATCAGGAACGGGATAAGCAGTAGTAGTAGGATCAAATCCACTGGTTGCAGAATAAGGACTTCCTGATTCTAAAGGAAGATCAGGACTCATATTAGGAGCAATTCTTTCAATGAAGTATTCCCCTGTCTGAGTATCTCTACTTACATATACAAAAGTACCACGAGGAAGAATAGGAATACCAATCGACTCCCCTCTTAATCCTGAAGAAGTATATTGAGGATAAGCCCAAGGCAATGAAACTGGGTCAGCATCTGCTGGATGCACCCCACAAATCATTATCTTAAATCGTGTAAGAAAAGGTTTCGCAGCAAAAGGTTGTGGTTCGCTATACTTCTTTTCTTGCTGTGTTTTAATAAAACCTATATCATCAGCAATCTGAGCCAGTTGCAGTCTGCTCTGGCCCAGTTGCTCCTCAACTAGTTTTCTTGCATATCTTTTAAGTTGAGTATCCATTAGTTATTATTCGTCGTATACTCTGCACTCAAATGCGTCTGGATGATTATCACAATAGACTTCTAAATGAGAATCTTCATGTCTTGTATGATAGTCATTAATCTTACCATCATTTGTATCTATCACATCACCTTTATGATATTCATCATACTCTGCATGAACATCCTTAAGGTCTGCCTCACTATACTCTAACATACCATGATTGATATGCTCTTTACCATCTTTAGGATCAAGATAAACTTCGTGCTCTAAATCGTGTTTTGGAGTAGTCATACTAGGCCTCCTAAGTACTTATTCATTATATCATGAATTGGGGGATTTAACACCGAAAGCATCTCTAACTAGATTTAATCCAGTAAAAGCCTTAGTTCCGTCACCATAATGACATAAATCCGCTATCATATATATACCACTATCCCGACGCTTACTTCCAGTTTGGGTTTTCTTTGTAGTCATTTCCTCGAATTCGCAATAAATCAGATCCCCTGCATGTAAACTTAAATCTGCCTCTATAACAACCTCAGTAAACACATTCATCTTTTGTCTATAACTTTGATGTGCCTGTTGGAAAGTAGTCTGTACATCAAAATTAAGTTCACCTGTCTCTTCTACTTGTTTCTCTACAGTTTGTTGTCCCTTTACTGGACTAAACGATGCTCTAGTTCTTTCAATACCAAATAATACCTCAGATCCTCTATATTCTTTATTCAATACAGGCAAAGTTCTCCCTGCAGTAACTCCATTACCTTTACTCTTACCCTCCCCATCAACTTCTACACCAAGGGGATTGAATGTATATTGTTCTTCTGGTGGCAAATTTGGATTATAAACTTCCAATGCCGTTCCTCTAGCAGATGATTCAAATTCTGCTAGAGCATTAACACTTCTTTGATTATAGGAAAATAAAATTTTACCATCAGCAGGAACAGGACCACCATCTCCATTTAAAGGAGAAATTAAAGGAAGTTCTTCATCTGCTGAAGCCTTTTTATTTTCAACAAATGTTTTAATTTCTTTATCCTTCATATCAAATAATTTATCAAGAGATTTAAAATGAAATCCCGTTGAAGTTTGCCAAAAAAGATATCCTGCAATTTTTCCTGTAGGACTCTTACCCTCTGAGGTTTGTACTGACTCAGGAATAGCAAGTTTTTGAAGATCTAGAATCATATCAAAGGGATATCTTTCATTACCCCATTCATGATACTCATTACTCGTGGGATCAATATCTATCCTATTCGCTGAGTTTAAATCTCCCTTAAAGACAGTGTTCACAAGTTCAGATATCTTTCCACTATATTGTCTCCTACACCTATTCCTAACAAGAGTATTATCAAATGCTTCTTTACCTACAGCAGTTATAATAAAAGTTTGATTCTGAAAAGATTGTTTAGAAGCAGTTACACTCGCTAATCTTAGATCTAAACCATCCTCATTTGCTAAACTAACCTTATTACCTTTCATATCTTCTATTTCAAATACTACTTCTTCCGTTCCTGTACCAAATTCACCGTCCAATAAACCAACAGACTCCCCATCCTCATCTTTATCAGGCACAGTATTACCAGTATCAGCCAAATAACCAGTCACTTCAATATATGGAGAAAAAACACTTTCCCTATATTCAATACGAGCAGTACCTGCCCTGAGATCTATTGTCTCTTCAGGGTTGATATTAGATTTAATCTCAAACCAATTAAATTTTAAGGATTCCTTTACTGCCATCTATTTTATTATACTTCTACTAGCTGTATATATGTAGTGGTATTCTCAACGACCACCGTACCATCACTACCATAAGAAGGTTTAGTATCCAATCCTTCTGCTTTGTTTCCAGTATCAGAAGATTGGATATCGTCACCCTCCAACCTAACAGAAGCACCTTTTACCATATGATCCACTAATCCATCAGGATCCCTTACTAATTTTCTTGCAGGTCTACCCTCTTCTATATCCTTAGGTCCCATAATAGGATCATCAATATCCGCTAATGGAGTTGCTGCTAACACCTTAGCAATCTTCATTGCTAACCATTCACCTGCTATACCACCTGCCATACCTCCCATAAAATTAAATACACCACTCTGCCCCAGAACAGGAACCGCAGTTGCAGCAGAGAAACCAGCAGCATAACCAAATAATCCACCCAATCCCTTTAAGATTGCGTTAATAGGAGCCTCTTTAAAAATAGCATAGTCAGCAAGAGACATTAAAGCAGTAATAAGTTTATCAATCGGACCCAATCCTTTAGAAGCACCCTTATTAGATTTCAAAGTATTAATTAGTTTCTTTAATGCTGGATTATTTGCTGCTTTAGTCAGGAGACCTTGAATAGATTTTCTGGCATTCTTAGGTTTTAAGTTGTTAGCAATTTGACTAATAATAGGGTTTTTCTTTAAAATATCGTCAATAACAGGTTTAATTCTATTAGTTAATTTGTCAATAGCTGCTTGTGGTTTTAGATTTTTTAAATCGTCCCACTTTTGCCCTATATTTTTACCAATTTTACTTATTCCTGCACCTACCTCATCCATTATAGGGCCCAACTTCTTACCAACATCATCCCACAATTGTTTAGTTTTTTCAGGAAGACTTTTAACCCAATCAACTGAACTTGTAAATTTTTTCTTAATAGCAGATCCCGCACTCTTCATCCATCCAGGAGTCTTAAATTGAGGAAATTTAATATTCTTCGCAAAGTTTGTTATATTTCTTACTCCACCTTTCAGAACTTTATCAACTCCTCCTTCCATTATAAATTTACCAACATTCTTTGGTCTTAAGGCATTAAGTGTTCTACCAACACGAGTTTTTGAAAATGCTCGTGTTGTTCTTAAAACTCTGGCTTTTTGATTTCTAACTAATTTTCCAACTCGTGTTTTCTTAAACCATCTTTCCATCCCTTTTCTAAATTTAGATTTTGGACCCTTTGGCATTCTAGGTCTTCTACGAGATCTTGCTCCCACCAATGCTGCAATCAAAGCACCATTAAGCACTACAGTAAATAACCTTCCAAACTTATTGAATAATTCCTCGGCTCCTTCTCCACCAATTGCTCTGATTGCAGTTTTTAAATCATCTATTCTTTGATATGCGAAATCAATTCCCCCCACCACAAACTCAATAGCTTTCTCAAAAAACGTGATTAAAAACTTAGCAATAGGTCTTATTACATTAAAAATGTTCTTTAATAGTGGCATCAATTCCACTAATTTATTCAATATAACTCCAAAAGCTACCCATTGAAGCCAATTACCAATACCCAATCCTTCAATTTTGGGCATTTTTAGTCCCGATTTAGCTTCTTTAGGTTTTGCTTTCGGTTTCTCAATTTTCTCTTCTCTAGTTTTTCTCTTCTCTTCTTGTAATGCCTTTCTCTTATTAACTCTTTCTTTTTGTTTAGCACTCTGAGTATCTTTTAATATATCTCTTACTTGTATTACTTGCTTCTTAATAATAACTATATCCGATTCTCCTACAGATGTGCTTACTGGAGAAAGATCCTGTGCAGTAGGAACTAAACCCATACTAGGTCTAACTGCTAATGCTCCACCTTTTTCTTTTGCTACACCTACCCCACCCCCTTCTTTAGAACGAGGACGCATCAATTTCTCAGTACTTACCTTTTTCTTTCTCCCCTTTAAAAGACTTCTACCTAGTCCTCTTCCTACCATTCCTAATACCATATTATTATCCTCCCATCAAATCAGCAAGACCCAAAGATGATATCACCATTGATCTTTGAGAAGACTCTATATTAATTCTAAACTGAGGAACATCAGAATTACTTCTAGTCTGTGATTGATTCTGTTTAGAAATAGGAGGTAAAGTAACTATTTTATTCTCACCCTTTTGTACAGGAGTTCCTGGTGGTATTTTTTCTGCAATTCTCTTAGCACCATCTACCATACTTCCACGTTTATCAAAGTCAGTTAAACCACCAGTCATAACATCAGCAGCACCTGCCAACCATCTCATCATCCCTTGAGGTTTATCTACTTCCCCTCCACCTTGCAAGTATTGGACTAATCCTCCACTCTGGAAGTATTTTACCACTCCTCCTGTAGAATAATGATTAGATTGCATATTTCTATAATTATTAATTAACCCTCCATTATTAACCTCTACATTAGGTTCTTTGAATTCAGGTTTATTAGTTCCTCCACCCATTGCATTCATGGATTCCAAAGTATTAGTGCCATACTCTTGAACTGCAGGAGCTGACACAACGAATTCACCAGGAGTTAACATTGCAGGAACTGTACCTTCCTTACCAGCAGCCCCAGCAGGACCTGCACCACCAGTAGCCCCACTAGCCCCATCACGACCTGAAGCACCAGCAGCAGCATTCATGTTCTCTAAAGTATCAGTCCCATACTTATTAACTGCTCCTTTACTCATTACAAACTCACCAGGAGTTAACATAGCAGGAACTGTATCCTTATTACCACTTCCAGGAACTTTACCACCTTTACTAAATCCCTGAACCGATTCACCAAGGGTTCTTCTCCTTTCCATCATTCTACCAGTAAAACCACCCCCAAACTCACCCTCTCCTTCATCTGCCTGATTCATAGCACCTAATAATTTAATAATATTAAAAGGATTTAATACATTAAATTGTTCTTGGTTTTGGATTTGATCATCCATCACTGTTCCACCTTGATTATATTTTTGAATAAAATTCTGTGCTGATGTTTGAGCATCAACTACATGGGGAACCATTCCTCCACCACTCATCTCTACTTCCTCATCTGCTTCAGGTATTTCCATCTTCTCTTGTTTTTCTTTTTTCTTACCACCACCAGCCAGTTTAGATACACCCCAAATGGCAAGACCCGTCCCCATCAATGCTGCTGCCCAAGGATTAGCAGCAATAGCCATCACTAATTTTGGAATAATAGCAGTTAAAAGACCAACTACACCTTTTACTAATCCACCTAAAGGAGTAAGAAATAAAAGAGCAGCAGTCGTTAAGGCAGGCCACCAATCCCTAAAAAACTTTCCAAGACTCTTTATTTTCTCTTGATTCTCAGGATTACCAAACCATTTAAGTATTTTATTTAAAAGAACTCCCAGTATAACAGTCTTGACGAAATTCATTATAATATCCCAGATGCTACTAAAAGGTTTCACCATTGCTTGAATAGCTTTTCCAATTCCACTTGCTGCTTTTCCTACTCCTTCTAACTTATCTTCTCTTTCACCTCTTTTCTTTCGTGCTGCTTCTTTCTGAGCATCCCTTGCTTCCTTTCTATCATCCTTAAAATCTAAACGCAATACCTTTAATATATCATCCAGAACATCCCTTATTCCTTTAAGACCCTCTGTCTCCTCCTTCTTCTCCTCTCCTTCTGGTAAAGTATTTGGAGCAGGAGGTTTAAAGGGAACAAGAGAACTTGTACCTGTCGTGTCTGCTTTTATAGGTTCTTCCTTCTTGTTTAAAAAATCCTCTTTAAATGATTTAACATCTATCTTAGATTTCTTTACCTTTAAAGACTCTCTTCCAGCACCACGACCAGTCCTTTCCTTAAACCGATCTATCATTGCCTGATTATCTTCAACTATCAACTCTCCCGTTGCATCATAGTTAGCACCCTTCTCCTCATATCCTTCTAACTTTTTAATCTTCTCCCCTATCTCATTTGGTTCAGTATCAGACGCAAGAAAAGTATTCCATTGAGCATCAGATAAGGACTTTACACCCTTGGCATCAACTTTCTTTAATACTGCTAATAGAGATAAAGTCTTAGGCATTCGCTTGTTGCTGTTTAAGTTTCTCTTCCTCTAAGTGTGCTCTCAACATCTCAACATACACATCCCTTTCCCAAGGAATCATGTTTTCAATCTCAGTTAATGAATATTTATGATACTGCATGAGTGAAAAATTAAGTTTAAAATAATTTTCCAGACTCATGTATATCATACCTATCCGAAAAAACTTGAAAGTCCCTCCAATACAACTTCACTCTCTACTTGTGTCTTAGGATTCTTCAATTTTACTGTATGAGATAGTTTAGGCATTGTCTCAAAGAAAGTTTCAATCTCTTTAAACTGAGAGGAATTCATTTGATCCAAGAAAGAAGTAATCTCCTTCTTAGTACAATCAGCTGCTGCCCAAACCTCTTCTTCATTATAAATTTTATCTATACATGAAGCAATCAAATCAAAGGACTGATCCATACTTGCATCTTGCCCAAAATCAAAATTATTTTTAATAAACTCTGCAAGAGAAGGATACTTCATCTCCATCATCAAGTTAGAATCTAATTTAATCTTATTAGTATGGTCATCACTCTTTACTACTTTAATGTCATCAATAAGAACCTTCACAGGAACATAAGTTTCATTATCATCGGGACAAAGAAGTTTAACTTCAAGATCTTCTCCTACAGACTTACCACGAATATTAAGGAACAAATACTCAATATCAAATGTAGGAAGAGTATCTACTTTAATTCCTTTTGTCTGAATACAGGACTTTATAACATTCTTAATGGCAGTGGTTATCTCTTTTACATCTTCACCTTCTAAAGCTAAAACCAATAATTTCTCTTCTTTAACTAAAAAAGGTCTATATTGAATTGTTTGTCCAGTCGAAGGTAATTCCAACTCATACGTCGGCGTGGCAATCTTTGGTAAAGGCATAATATCCTATAGAAATTTCAGTGTATTTTATTTAGCAAGTTTATTGGAATACTGGATAAGGAGCTTTTTCAACTGTGGTTGCACCAGTAACATATCTACTAAAGTTAAAATTAACCGTGCATTTTAATGTCTGTGCTGCTTCATAAGTAATTGGCATTGCATTAATACTAATAGGATATGCATTTAAAAATGAATATATTAAAGAAGGTTGCTTATAATCTCTCTCGAATTTATTAATGTAAATTTTTGTTTGATATTGTCTTGGAAAGTTTACTCTATAAAAATAATTTGGATTAGAACTATTCTGCTCATTAACAATATATCCAATCCATGTTTCAAAAAACTTTATCTGCTTATAATTCCTATCAACTAAAAAAGTAAATGATGCCGTTGTATCATATTGCCTTCTATGAACATGTCTCTCTGTTATTCCTGTATGATCATTAGTAAGTTCAGCAGTAGCCAAAGAAGTTCCAGGTAAAGAGGCCTCTATACACGACAAAGTATAATCCAAATCAGACCTTGAATTAGGAATTAATGATGGAATGTCTTTACCTGTTGAATCCTTTATTCCACCACTAATAGCAGCGGGAGGATTAAACCAACATTCATAATGTGTAGTTAACGCAGTATTTAAAATAGAAGATTTTAACCTCTCTACTGCTGTTGGTTGAGGGGTACGCATTATAGACCCATAAATATTACTACTTGATATATTATGTAGTCAAGATAAATGGGAGAAAGTAAAAAAAGTTTATTTAAACCCATATTTCCCAAAAAATACAAGGGAAATCCAAATAATATTATATGTCGTAGTACTTGGGAAACCAAATTCTGCAACTATTGTGATCTAAATGAAAATATTCTTGAGTGGGGAAGTGAAGAATTCTATATTAAATATGTCTCTCCTCTTGATAATCGGTTTCATAAGTATTATCCAGACTTTATTATTAAGGTCAAGGAAAGTACAGGTCAAATTAAAACTTATGTGATTGAGGTAAAACCCAAAAAGCAAACTCGACCTCCTAAAAAGAAAAAGAAAGTGACTCAATCATATCTCTATGAATGTAAAACCTATGCTGTTAACACGGCTAAATGGGCAGCAGCTAGAGAGTTCTGTAATGATAGAAAAATTGAATTCAAAATCATTACTGAACAAGAACTAGGAATATATCATGGTAGATAGTTTTCTTCCTGAAGAGAATCCTTTTAATGAGGAGTATTTTGAACAATATTCCCAACAAGTAGGTGATAATAGAATTGCACCTATCAAAGAAGAATTGAAGGAGATGAGTGATCCTGAAGAGATGATGCTTCTTATCATGGATACCTTAAAAGATGTAGAAGTAGTGCCTGATGTAGGACAATATTATACATTCATTTACACTGCCAAAACTCGCAGAATGCAATATGATCAACATCCCCTTGTCGCAGTAACTGATATACAAAGATGGGGATTCAGAGGTATCAATTATCACTGGGGTAAATTCAGAAACTATACATGGGAAGAGATCGGAGGAGTCCTCTATGTGGTTCGACCCAGTGAAATAAATGACCTACGTGACATATCTTATGCTTATTTCTTAACAACTCTATAAATAACTAAAAAATAATTTAATGTCTCAATATAAGGGCAACGATACCAGTTTCAAACCCAATTATGCCGTGGCGGGAGAAACTAAAACTCCTATTAATGTGGTAGCCACATCAATGGAGATTGGTGGGCAGGTTGTTGAGGGATATCAATCTACATATGAAAATGGTACATCTAAATGGACAGCAGCCGTTCATCAAGACCAAATATGGGATACAACAAACGTAGATAGATCAACATTTACAGGAACTTATAATCAAAATACAGGAAAATGGACATGGGAACCAACAACTAAAAATAGTATTAAAAATTTATCTAATGACTGGAAAGGGACTGGAGTGGATTATGAAAGAATATCAGAAACAGAAATAGAACAGGCTTTTTATAATAACAAAAGCAATAACCTCCAACAGAAATTGTCTACCGAACAAGCAAATGCATTAATAGAAGAATATGGTTCAGAAAATTTAGCAACAGTTAATAGTGGTAGGTTTGCAGGTTTACCAGGAATACAAGGAACTGCTTCAGGAACTTCAAACACTACTACAGATTTCAGTGTCAGTGAAAGTAATCAGTTCAGTGCTGCTATAGCAGCAAAGAAAACCAGAACTCAATATGGAGATTATTTCTATCCTGAGGATCTTTCATCCAATAAACAGGATAGAGTTAGATTCACAATGAAGCAAAGTACAGGACAAGTGATAGATCCTACAATCAAACAAAATGTATCAGTTAGGCAAAGAAAATCTGGTAGTATAGAAGGATCAGTAACTTTACCTATTCAATCTGGTATTAAAGATCTAAACTCTGTATCATGGCAAGGATCCACGATGAATCCTCTTCAGGCATTTGGTGCTGTCAGTGCTCTGGACATGGTTCAGGCTGCAGGAACGGAAGGTGAAAGTGTAGTAGATGCTGCAGGAGATGCATTAAGAAAAGCAGGAGCAGAATTAAAGAATCCAGAAGTAATGAAGGGAATTAATGCAATGATTGCAGGTAAAGCAGTCCAAACCCAAAATTTATTATCAAGGGCTACAGGTGCTATTGCTAACCCAAATATGGAATTGCTTTTTGATGCTCCTGCTCTTAGAGCATTTGATTTTACATTTGCCATGTCTCCAAGAGATAGTAAAGAAGCAGAACAAATAAGAAATATTATTAATTTCTTTAAACAAGGAATGTCAGTAAAAACCACTTCTACTAATATATTTTTGAAAGCACCTAATTATTTTGAAATTGCCTATACAACTTATGATGATCAAGGACAAGCACAACCCCATCCTTCTCTTAATAGAATTAAAACATGTGCATTATTATCATGTGCTGTTGACTATACTCCTAATAATAGTTACATGACCTACAGCGACGAAAATAGAAGTATGGTTCAATATACAATGAATCTACAATTTAATGAACTTGATCCAATTTATGAACTTGATTATTCTGATACTCTAGATATGAAAAATGGCACAAACGTACAAAAAATAGGTTATTAAAATGTCAGCTTACTTCCGCAACGTCCCTAATTTTGAATATGTAAACAGACTGCCAGAATCTCACAGCAGTTCAGAATATATTGAAGTAAAAAACCTTTTTAAAAGGGGAAAGATTAGAGATGATATATTTAAAGATGTTACCTATTTTACCAAATACAGCATCCAAGGAGATGATAGACCCGATAATGTTGCTTTTGAGGTTTATCAAGATTCAAAATTAGATTGGGTAATTCTTTTAGCAAATAATATCATCAACATTCAAGATGAATGGCCTCTTACTCAACAATCATTTGAAAATTATCTTCTTAACAAATACGAAAACCAGCAAAATATACACAGCATTCATCATTACGAAAGTAAAGAAATAAAAGACAGTGTTGGAGCTACTATTCTAAAAGAAGGTCTTCAAGTTCCAAAAGATTTCTCAATAAAATTTCTTGATTCTAACTTAGGAACCTATACAGAAGTAGGAGGAAGTGGAAATCTTATAACAACGGAAGTAACTAATTATGATTATGAAGTAGACCTTCAAGATAAAAAAAGACAAATATACATATTAAAACAAAATTATCTCAATATAATTCTCACTGATATGGATCGTATGATGCAATATAAAACGGGTTCCACCCAGTATGTGAGTGAAACCCTAGTTAGAGGAGAAAATATTAAAATATATTCTTAATTATTCCTCTGCAAGTTTTTGAAAATAACTCAGTGCATCATCCTCATCTGAACTAGCAGATGCTACAGCAGCAACGGGCTCTTTACGAGCATTGAAGTCTGGTGCATAAGAACCACGACTGTTATCTTCCTCTGCTACCTCTTCGTCTATACGACGTGCAGGTTGCTTATTACCTAAAACATAGTCCAAACGCTTCTTCAGGTCATCATATGACTTGAATTGGTCTGGTGCGGTGACAGCAGTGAGTGAATACTGCTTCTTCCACAATGCTTCTAGTGCATCATCGTCATCGAGTAATGGTGATACTGAATCGAACTCTGACTTATCATAGTTCCAGTAACCATCTTTCTTAACGATTTTCAATTTGAAATTAGCACCTTGCCAGAAGTCAAAAGGATTGATCGGAGTCTCATCCTCAAATTCAGGTTGCATGGATTCCATGACCTTATCAAAGATTTTCTTACCAAATTTATATAAGAAGACTTTACCCTCATTTTGAGGATTGGTAGGATCCTTTACGACATAGATGTTTGCATAGTAAGAGAGCTTACGCTTCTGCTTACGAACTACATCTTTATCTGACTCATTACCACTATTCCATAATTCACGATTATATTCTGAAACAGGATCTTTTCCACCAGTAGTAGTTAAAGAGTTTTCAATATACCATCCACCTGGTCCTTGAAATGCATGAGAATACATCTTTGCCCAAGGGATATCCTCTCCATTAGGAGCAGGAAGGAATCGAATAACGGCATAACCGTTACCTGTTTTATCAAGTTCTGGTTTCCAAAGGCGATCATCACCTCCTCCACCATTGTTCATCTTCTCCACTTCTTTGACTAATTTAGAAGTCAAAGATCCTAGAGAGGATTGTTTTTTTAAGTCTGAAAATGACATTTAGATTTTTATTGAGATTTGGCTTGTGTGTACCTTTTTAGTATATCAACTTAAAGGTTCTTTGTCAATCTGTTTTTTCATCATACTTACCATATTATTCATATTAGCAAATAAGATGTTCATGTCCACATTAGTAGGAAGACCCATTTGACGAGCACCTTCTAAAATATTCTTTTTCATTTCTTTAGCTTCAGGATCATCTGATAAACTCACACGAGTATAAAGAACTCGTTGCTTATTTAAAAGTTTCTCCAAAATACTAACATGATATAATTGATCATCTTTTGACATTGTGGGAAATTTGAAGACATTAGTATAAACCTCCTCTTGGAGTTCATGTATCTCTGCCATTTCTGCACGGACAACTTCAGAATCGAAAAAGCTCATAGGACAGTTTGTTTAAGAATCTTTTTATACTTGGGTACATCTATATTTAGGAAAGGTTTATACTTTTTCATCTTTTTACTTACGGTTTCCCAGATAGGATCATTCAATTTCTGATCAAAATCTTTTCTATAGTCAAATACAGAATCACAGATTACAAGAGTTTCGAGTGATATTTTTCCACCCAGATAATTTCTTAAAATTGGT